GGGCAGCCGGTAGCTCAAGCTACGATCCGGCTGCAATGGAACAGGCAACCGATAAGCCGAACTTAGAGACGTTCAAAACGGCGGTGAGTGACGCGCAAGGCTCATCGATGGCGAGCGATTATTTCACTCGCAATCTCTGCGCGCGAGACTGGTGGTATTCGCGTTGGGATTATCAAACCGTGGACGGTCGCAAGTGGGGCGATCCACAGCGCGGNCCGTGGCCGTGGCCGGGATCGAGCGACACGCGCGTGCGGACCGTGGAGAAAGTCATCGGCCAACACCGGACCATCGGCACCTATGCGCTGCGTAACATGAAGATTCAATGCAAAAGCACCCGGCCAGCGCAGACGATCCGCGAGTCACAACAAGCCACCACGCTTCTTAACTGGATGCTCTTTACACACATGCAAGCCGAACTGCATCGCGAGCTGCGACTGGCGCTGGCGTGGCGCAACGGCTACGGCTCATCAATTATCAACGTCGATTGGAAGCAGACGCGTCGCATGGATTACATCGACGTGAATGTGATGGGGCTGCAAGAATTTGTTAACGAGCCTGCGGTAAAGCAATTCATCGGCGGCGCATCGAGCAATGTGCAAATTCCAATCGGTGAAAATCTCGACATCACCGATCTGCAGGAAATGATAATGGACCCCGCTTATGCGGATGATCTCTCGAAATTACTGGTAGCAGTTTCACACAACTACCTCACCCAAAACCAAGCGCGAGCCAAGCTGGATCAGCTCCGAGAAATTCGCACCGTCGAGATTCCGGTGCCCTACGTGTTTGAGTCGCGCCCGCGCTGGACCGCCATGCGGCCAATGGTGGACGTGCTCTTTCCCGCCTTTGCCGACGATCTACAACGGCAGGTGTGGTATGACCAAATCGAGTTTGTAAGCGAAACCGAGCTG